ATTGAACCTGAGCGCTATAACGCGTCTCAGGAGAAAGGCTACAAGAGTCCGTAAATGCCGAACAAGGCCATTGGTTTTCCCAGGGAGAAAAAGCTAGGCACCTCGCGGCTGCGGCGCTTGACAAGGCGGTCGAAGGAGCTGCTGAAGGGCGCACAGACGTGGCGTCAGTCGCACCGTGAGGGTGTCTGGAAGCGCGGCGAGAACCTGTACATAGGCTCCCACTGGACGAGTGCTGACGCTGGCGCAGCGAACGACATGCTCGTCGTCAACTACGCTGGCAGCACGATCAACACGATCGTCCCGTTCGTTGCCGCCAACCCGCCCCAGTTCAGGGTGGACCCCCTTGGCGGGGAGGCCACTGTGGCACGGGCCAGGGAACAGACCGCTTGGCTCAACCGCTGGTGGCGGCTCAACGACATCAATGGCACAGCCGTCCTCAGATCGGCCCTCTTCGACTACCTCGTGTACGGCGACGGTTGGCTGATCCCAACCTGGGCGCTACGCACAGAGAAGGACGAGGAGTCCGCGCTGTTCGACACCACGACCGCCAACCTGGCCGTGGAGCGCGTCTCCCCGTGGGACGTGTGGGTCGACAAGCGGGAGCGCTGGGTCATCCGCCGCTTCCTGCTCTCCGTCGAGGAGCTGAAGAACGACAAGCAGTATCACGGCACACAGAGCCTCACTAAGTCCACCACGTCGCCGCTCGATGACCGCCCCGTCGCACAGACGAACGTGGGCGAGCCTTCCGACCACGAGCGCGACCAGATGGTGGAGGTCTTCGAGTTCTACGACCTCATCACTGACGAGCTTCTGGTCTTCGTGGACCAGCTCGACAGACCCATCAAGTTCGTGTCTGGCATCGAGCTGCCCTTGGTCAACCTGGGCAACTATGTCATCCCGAACTCGCCCTACCACATGGGCGAGCTTGAGCAGATCGACGGCCTCCAGACGGAGCTGAACCGTACCCGCTCTCAGATGATTACGCACAGGCGCAGGAACGTACAGAAGTTCGCTGCGCGCAAGGGCGCGATCACACAGGAGGGCATCACGGCCCTCAAGTCTGAGGTCGTGAACGACGTGGTTGAGATAGACGACCGCGGACAAGACCTGAAAGATGTCATCGTTCCTCTGGACGTGCCGCTGCTCACCAGCGACGCGTATAACTCTTACGAGATCAGCAAGGCTGATATGTTCGAGATCACTGGGGTCTCTGAGTACTTGCGAGGCTCCGTCCCTAGTGGGCGTCGCACGGCAACAGAGGCCAACATCATTGAGGGTTCCAATAACGTCAAGACCAACCACAAGCTCCTCGCTGTCGAGGATGCGTTGCAGAAGTTGGGACAACTCATCATCGAGGTGGCGAGGGACGTGTTCCCGCTGACAGACGAGGATGAGGTAGGCATGATTATCACGGGCCGCGAGGCTCAGGCAGTAGCGGCCTCTGGCGCTGCTGGCCCTGAAGCTGCGCAGGACCCGTCCGCCGTTGAGTCGGTGGGCATCGACCCCGCCAACAACGAGGGCGAGATGTGGCTGGGCGAATACCAGGTGTTCGTGGAGGCCGCGTCCACAGAGCTGCGCGACCCGTTCGTGCGGGAGCAGAAGTTCCGCCAGCTCTTTACAGACATCGTGGGCGTGCTGCCCGTGCTCCAAGCGCAGGGCATCAACCCCGACCTCCGCAAGATGCTGGAGCTTTGGTTTGAGGCCGCGGGCGTAGAGGACTTCGAGTCCATCTTCGCGACCGCAGGACCACCGCAAAGATCACCCGAGGAACTGGCCGCAATTGGCCAGGGCGGAAACGCACTCGGACAGGGCGCGGGCCAACCCGCCCCTGGAAACGTAGGCCCCCCAGTGGATCAACCACAGGGCCTACTCTAACGATCACCTCCAATAGGTGAAGACTACCCTCAGAAAGAAGGTAGACAAGATGGCAGAACCGAACGTGAGTGCGGGACTCTCCCCATTCGCAAGTGCAGTCGAGGCAGCTCATGCTCAGATCGCGGCAACTACCGCGGCCGAGGCAGCGGAGGCAGAGGTCGTAGTGGACCCCTCCACCGTACCTGTTGTAGACCAAGTACTGGCGAAGGTGGCAGAGCAGCCTGAAACAAACGCTGGGGAAGCCCCAACGGACGCACCGATTGGCGTCTTCGATGATGTGGCAGAGGAGCTTCTGACAACGCCGAATCCGTACGCGGACTCGATACAGGAGCGCGACATCTTGGAGGCAGCAGTCAGCGTCGAGGGCTTCGAGACACCGATACAGGTGTCCGAGCTGGTCAACGGGTATCTGAGAAACGCCGACTATACGCAGAAGACGCAAGCCCTGGCTGACGAACGCAGAACGTTCGCCGCCGAGAGCGAAGCGTCGGCTAAGTTGATGGAAGCGTTGCGCTCTGATCCCGCAGGAACGATCGCCTCACTGGCGGTCGAAGTGGAGCTGATTAAAGAGTCAGACCTGACGGCAGACATTCTCTCCCGTATCAACGCAAAGCACTCAGTACCTACCAGGGAAGAGGTGCGGAAGCAGGTTGAGGAGAGAGCTGCGGCGCTGGTTGAAACAGACCCGCGCATCCAAGACGCCGCCGATGCGGCGCTCATGGCACAGGTCACGGACGATTTTGCAGCTCTGGAGCAGACGCACAACCTCAAGTTCAGCGACAAAGACAGGGAAGCGATTCTCCGTCACGCCGTGGAGCTGGAGACTACACGTCTGGACCTTGCGTACCTCGATCTTCGTGATCGGGCTGAGCGGCTTCGTGCTGCGCGCCAGGTCGTCCAAAACGCATCGCCTGGCAAGCAAGGTAGCGGTCCAACGGTTGACTCTACGCCCACAGGGCCTACGAGTCCCGCGAAGACGGTTGTCGACGCTTGGCAGCGTGCAAAGACCGTGCTCGACCAAGCATGAGAAATCATTGAGTAAGGAGGTGATATAAATGGCTGCACTCACAGACTTCGCAGAGGTCTTGGCTGTCACGATTGACCAGTACATCCCCCAGTTGGAGGACAACATTTTCACGTCGAAACCGTTGCTCTGGTCTCTCAAGAACGCTGATCGCATCAAGAACTATCACGGCACCTCCATTGTCGTGCCCTTGATGTATGCCGAGAACCCGAACCAGGGCGTGTACGCAGACGATGACGTCTTCGCTACCGCCGCAAACACTGGCCTCGGAGCCGCACACTTCCAGTGGCGGCAGTTCTATGGCCTGGTTCACTTCACGGGAATCGAGCTGGCAAAGAACTCTGGCGAGCAAGCTATCCTCTCTTTGCTTGAGGCGCGTATGCAACAGTTGGAATTGACTGTCGCAGAGAACCTCAACACTGAGTTGTGGCAGGGCACGGACGCCAGCAATCGCTGGCAGGGTCTTGAAGAGATCGCTGGCACCCTCAACAACACTGTTGGTGACATCGACTCGACCACGTTTACGTGGTGGGACCCCCAGCAGACTACTACTGCTGATCCTGATGCCGACCTGACTCTCGCCATGATGGCGACGCTCTACAACAACGCGTCGGAAGGTAACGACCATCCGACCAACTTGTTCGGGCGTCAGAGCATCTTCGAGAAGTACGAGTCCTTGCTTTCCGCGCAGCTTCGTTTCATGGACCCCACCATGGCAGACGGAGGTTTCCAAAACCTCCTCTACAAGGGGGCACCGTTCACGTTCGATTCTCAGATCGCGGAAATAGGCACGGACGGTGTGCTGTACTTCCTCAACCTGAAGTACCTCACGCTGGCCAAGCTGAACGAGGTGTGGTTCAAACCCTCCGAGTTCTTGGCTCCTACCAACGCAGACGTCATCTACAAGCACATCCGCTTGTACGGTAACCTCGTCGTTTCCAACAGGAATCGACAGGGTTCCATCCAGTCCACCTAAACCTGAGGGGGAGCTTCCTCGCTCCCCTTCCACATACCGCGTACGCTGTGGGGCGTACGAGTCTCCAAAGCTCGGAGGCGGGGTTCGACTCCTCGACGCGGTGCGACATTGCGAGACGAGGCAGGGCCGTGGGCTGTTAACCCAACGGCGGAGGGTTCGACTCCTTCTCTCGCAGCTATGGAACAGACACAAGTGAACCAAGGGGCGCACGGCGTGCCCGCAGACAGCAGCCATTACGGAGTGCCACCTTCTGGCCAGCCTGTCCCGCAGGGGCAGATGCCTGGCGCAGTGGCGTCGAACTACGGACCAGAGTTCGTGGACACGGCGTGCCCGCGCACTACGCGCAGGGGCAACCCCTGCAAAAACGAGAAGCTGCCCGACAGGGAGGTGTGCTTCTCGCACGTAAGGAGTGAACGTGGCGACAGTTGATGAAGTCAGGGCGCTCGTCCGTCTGACCACTATGGTCGATAGCGGCGAGGTGAGCGACGCGCAGTTGCTCCTCTGGATCAACGAGTGCGTGTTCGATGTCAGCATGCGCTACGACTGGCCGTGGCTGGAGACCAACGAGTCGTTCGCGACCGTGGCCACCACGCAGGCGTACGCCCTCTCCGACCTCACGGCTGAGGTGCAGGAGATTCTGTTCGTGATCCGCACGGGCAAGCAGTGGCCGCTCCTTCACATCTCGCGGGACGAAGCATTCGCCCGCTGGGGCGACGATTTTCCAGACGGAGACCCGACGTGGTACTACGTGTCCGAGGAGAAGATCAACCTCGTGCCCGTACCGTCGTCAGTGGAGACCATCAAGGTCTTCTTCGTGAAGCCACCCACCGAGCTGACAGCGGGCGCCGACACTCCCGCATGGGTGGCCACCTTCCACCTCATCCTCAGCGACTACGTTGAGGCGAAGGCGTGGCAACAGCAGGAGGACTTCGAGAAGGCGCAGGTCGCCTTCCAACGCTACTTCGATCGGCTGGACGAGATGCGGCGCATGTACCAGTCGCGGGAGAACAACTCTCCGTGGGCTGTAGGCGCAGCGCGTGATACGCGCAGCGGCCAGAACACGCCTTTCCAGTCTGACTGGGGACTGGCGGGTCCATGAGTCCTTT